TCCCTCCCCGGTCCCAGATCGACTCGAGCTCTGCAGATCGTCACGCCATGCTGTCAACGGTCGGCGATTAGTCATACACTCGATCGCATGACCACACACTCCGACGCGACGCCGGTCGCAGCTGCAGCTCCTCCCGTCCGCAAGCGGATCCCGCGCAAGCGTCCGGCGGCCGCCTATTCCGAGCGGATCACTCTCCGCGTCACTCCGCGCGTCCTCGATCTCCTCGAGGACCGCGCCGACCTCGACGGCGAGTCCGTGTCGACCGTCATTCGGCGGATCCTGCAGGGATGGGCGCTCGAGGAGGAGCGGCTCCGTGGCGTCGGCGTCGAGCGTCTGCAGCGGCGGCTCGAGCTGTGACGACCAAGGCATCCGGGCTCGATCGCGGTCGAGGTCGGCATGAGAAAGCGGTCAACGTCGCGATCGGCGTCGCTGTGCAGCGCGGGATCCTCGACGACCTGCACGGCGTCTCGATCGCACAGCTCCGAGCTCTCGGTCGACAGCTCGACTCCGCCGAGATCGCCGACTCCGCACCGGCCGTCGTGCAGCTGTCGCGGGAGCTCCGGGAGCTCCTCGACCAGCTCGGCATGATGCCGACCAGCTCGGACGCAGCGGATCCGTTTGCACAGCTCCTCGACGAGCTCGACGACGCGTCCTCCGATGCCGACCGACGCGTATGAGCTCGAGCTCGCACCAGCTCTGACACCGGGACGCCGGGACCGTCCGACGTCCGGCGGCCGGATCGCAGCTGTCGCAGCTCGACTCGGTACTCCGCTGATGCCGTGGCAGCGTCACGCGGCCGACGTCGGAGCGGAGCGTCTCCCGGACGGCCGTCCGGCATACTCGATCGTCGTCGTCTCCGTGCCTCGACAGGCGGGAAAGTCCGTCCTCGGTCGCGCGGTCTGTGTCGAGGGGATGACAGCTCGACCTAACGCGCGGGTCTGGTCGACGGCGCAGACACGGAACGCAGGCCGAGACCGATGGATCGACGGAGCTCGAGCTCTCCGTGCAGCTCCCGGTCTCGGTCGAGCTGTCGACCTCCGGCTCGCTAACGGCTCCGAGTCGCTGACTCTGCCTAACGGCTCGAGCTGGCGGCCGTTCGCTCCGCTCCCGGACGCTCTGCACGGAGAGACGTCGACGCGCGTCCTGGTCGACGAGGCATGGTCGTTTGACAAGGTCCGAGGGACCGAGCTCCTGCAGGCGATCATCCCGACCGGGCTCACGGTTCCGGAGTTCCAACTATGGATCGTCTCCGCAGCTGGTGACGATCGGTCAGAGTTCCTGGCCGATCTGATCGACACCGGGACAGCGGCGATCGGATCCGGTGCAGGTGTCGCGGCGATCGTCTGGCAGAGCGACGTCGACGCACACGCTCCCGATCTGATCGACCGTGTGATCGCCGATCATCCGGCCGTAGGTCACACGGTCACAGCTGACGCGATCCGGACAGCGGCCGACGTCATGGATCCGGCCGAGTTCCTCCGCGCCTACGGGAACGTATGGACAGCGACGTCGTCGACGATGTTTCGTACCGAGGCGGTCGAGGCGATCCGCGTCCCGTCGACCGGCGCACCGGTGCGACCAGCTCGGATCGGCATCGCGGCCGACGTCGCTCCCGATCGAGGATCCGGTGCGATCGCTGCAGCGTGGCCGCTCGACGGAGGAGAGCTCGACGTCGTCGCGACGGTCGGTCACGGATCCGGTGTCTCATGGATGGTCGAGAGCTGTCGCTCGATCGCGGGACGCTACGGAGTCCCGATCACACTCGACCCAATCGGTCCGACCGCCGGTCTCGCGGACGACCTCCGTCGCGCCGGTGTCCCGATCCGGGAGCTCCGCACGCGCGACGTCACGACGGCGGCCGCCGATCTCCTCGACAGCGTCAACGGCGAGAGCGTCGGCATCGTCTCCGACCCTGCACTCGACGCAGCTCTGTCGATCGCAGCTCGACGATCTGTCGGCCGCGACGCATGGGCGTTCGATCGTCGAGGAGCTGCAGGAGACCTCTCTCCGCTGGTCGCGGCATCTCACGCTCTCTACGCACTCCGGCGGCCGGAGAGCGGACCGTTCCTGATCTGACAAGTGCCAGAATGGACAACCGCGGTCGCGCCGGCGACTCCATTTCGTACAGTCCGCGTCGACCAGCTGGTCCCGTAGCTCATGCCTCCGACACAGCTCCTCGAGCTGACAGACGTCGTCGGCGGTTACGCCGGAGCTATTGCGCCTCGAGCTCGAGGTCGAGAGTGTCTCGGCCGTGCCGATCTTTCGCCGAGCTGCAGCTCCCGTCGACGCGACTCCGCCTCGACCAGCTCCTCGAGCTTTCATCCCGGAGCGTGCCGCGTCCTCGAGGTCGGCCGAGTCTCTGCCAACCGTGTACGCGTGCGTTCGGACGATCGCGCACACCGCGACGCAGGCGCTCCTCTCGGTCGAGCGTGCCGGACAACCGATCGAGGTTCCCATCTGGCTCTACCGTCCGGACCGGCTCAACGGCGGGATCCGATCGCGGGAGCTGATCGAGCGTGCAACCGTCGACCTCGGGACACGCGGCGTCGCTGGTTGGGATGCACTCCCGGTCGGCTCCTCGAGCTGGTCGCTGACGCCGATCGCAGCTCACCGGATCGGCGCTCGATTCGATCTCGACGGCGTCCGCGTGTGGACCGTCGACGGAGTCGATCGACAGCTGGTCGACGGCGACGGTCGTCGAGGCGGTCTCCTGGTCGTCCCGTTCCTGACCGTGTCCGATCGAGCGGAGCCGCTCGGTCCGCTGCAGGCGGCTCGATCGCTGATCGGCGGATTCCTCGACACAGAGGCATACGCAGCGAACCTATTTCGCAGCGGAGCTGGCACCGGTCCTCGACTCGAGGCGGACACCGATCTCCCGGAGACGACGGCGCAACGCTGGCGGGACTATTGGATCGAGCAACACTCCGACCCGGCGACGTCGACGATCCCGGTCCTCGGAGCTGGTCTCCGCCTCGCGACCGATCTGATCGACCCGACAACGGCCGCATGGATCGACGCGCGTCGCTATAACGCGACCGAGGTGGCGCGACTATTCGGCGTCCCCGGTCGACGCGTCGGTCTCCCGTCCGGCGACTCGGTCACCTATGCAACGGCGCAGGACGACGACGCGGCTTTCATGCGTTACACGGTCTCGGCCTACACGGACCCGATCGCCGACGCGTGGACACAGCTCCTCCCGTCCGGCCGGAACGCGACCGAGGACACGCGCGTCGTCTTTGATTGGCGACGGCTCCTCAACCCGACACCGGGCGCACAGATCGACTATCTGACGACGGCCGTCGCTGGCGGTCTCATGACGGTCGAGGAGGCACGGACGCAGCTCGGACTCCCGGAGCTCATGCCGGAGCTCGAGGCGGCACAGACGACGGAGGCTCTCGCATGACGCGCCGGAACACTCGACCGCTGCACAAGCTCGAGACCCGCTCTGCAGCTGCAGCTCCCGTCGAGGAGCTCCGCTCCGCCGGAGAGCCGATGCGGATCGACGTCGTCGCGGTCCCTTGGGACTCGACGTCGCGCATGACGTCGTCCGGTTACCGAGAGCGTTTCGTCCGCGACGCGATCGCGGCCGACCAGCTGGTCGGCGTCCCGGTGATCGACGGACACACCGGACAGGCGGTCGGCGTCGTCGAGGCAGCTCGCTCGATCGACGCCGGACTCCTCGCGACGATTCGCTTGTCCGCGACGCAGCTCGCTCGCGATCTGCACACCTTGGCAACCGACGGCGCTCTCGGAGCGTCGCTCGGCTTTACGGCCGATCCCGACTCCGCGACCGTCGACCGGTCCGGCATCGTGACTCGGACGTCCGCGACACCGCGAGAGCTGTCGCTGACACCGCTCCCCGCATATGAGGACGCACGCGTCCTCCAGACTCGAGAGGCTCTCCCGATGCCCGATTACACGTTCACGGACCCGTCGTCGGTCACGGTGACCAGCGACGCCGATCCCTCGACGCCGGAGACGCAGGACGTCTCCGCTGCAGCTGCAGACGTCGTCGAGACCCGCTCCGCTCCTCGAGCTCGAGCTCCTCGAGCTCACGTCGAGTACGCGTCGAGTGCCGAGCTCGAGGATCTCCGCTCGCAGCTCGACGCGGTCCGCTCGCTCGGTTCGCGTCCTGCAGCTGGTCACCCTCTCGCCCGGTTCGGATCGTTCGCCGAGTTCGCTCGAGCTGTGTTCACCGGTGACGCGTCCGAGCTCGAGGTCCGTGCTCTGTCCGACCAAGTCCCCTCGGCGAACCCCGGAGTCATGGCTCCGTCATGGCTCACGGACGTACGCGGGATCGTCGCTAAGACGCGATCGCTGATCGAGGCGACCGGCGGCGCACTCTCGCCGGGAGAGTCCGGACTCGACGTCGAGTGGCCGTATTTTGACGGCGACTACTCGACGCTGATCGGCGTGCAGGCGACGCCTAAGACGCAGATCACGAGCGTGCAGGTTGCGATCGAGAAGGGCACCGCCTCTCTCAAGACGTACAGCGGCGGATCCGACATCGCGTACCAGCTGATCGAGCGGAGCTCTCCGGCCTACCTCGACGCGTACCTCCGGATCATGGCGGCCGCCTACGGCCGCGTGACCGAGGCGGCTTTTGCACAGGCGGCCGCGTCCGGAACGGCGTTCGCCGGTGCCACCCTCGACAACCTGTACCAGAGCGTGATCGAGGCGTCGGCTCTGGTCGAGGACGCGACCGGTGTCGCTCCGTCCGTGATCGGCATCGCTCCGGATCTGTGGGGCAAGATCGCCGGAGCCGTCGACGGCGACAAGCGTCCGCTCTACCCAGCTCTCGGCCCGGTCAACGCTCCCGGACAGATCAACGGTCCCGGCGCGACCGGCGGGATCTCGATCGCCGGTGTCCGCGCGGTCCGCGCTGCACTCCCGGCGACCAAGATCGCGGTCCTCAACGGTGAGGCGATGCGCTGGCTCGAGGACGGTCCCCGGACCGTGCAGGCCGAGAACGTCGCTTTGCTCGGTCGCGACGTCGCGGTCTACGGCTACGCAGCCCCGGCGATCTTTGTCCCCGGTGGCGTGCAGGTGATGACGATTGCGCCTCCGACGACGCGCTAGTCCTCACTAGCTGCAGCGGTCCTCGAGCTCGACCAGCTCGAGCTCGAGGATCCGCTGCAGCTCTCACCAGCTCCACCAGCTCGAGGAGACACAGATATGCCGGTCCCGGCTCCACCGGATCGCGACGCGGTCGTCCGATACCTCGGCGTCGGCTACGTCGATCCCGGACAACCGCTCGACGACGCTCTCGCTGCAGCGATCGCGGCGCAGGCGGACCGGTGCGTCGTCGACCCGTACACAGACCCGCTCCGCATGGCGTGTCTTAGGCGGACGGCCGCGATCCTCGCAGCGACTAACGCGCCGCTCGGCGTGACCGATCTCGGAGACCTCGGAGCCTCGATCAACATCCCGCGATGGGACGCGATTACAGAGTCCCTCGAGGCGGCGTACCTCCGGCCGCGTTTCGCATGAGCACGACGCAGACGCGGCTCGAGACTCTCGCGGCCGAGCTCGCGTCCGGACTACTCCCGGACAAGGTCTCGGTCTATCCGACACCGGGCGCAGCTGGTCGAGGCGACGTGTTCCTATTCGTCGACGCTCCGACGTACGTCTACGAGTCCGCTACGCAGACGTTCTGTCCCGGCGGCCGCACTCCTCGACTCGACGCGTCGCTAGTCGTCGTCGGCGCTGGCACGGCTCCCGGTCAGGAGACCGCACTCCTCGACGTCATGGATCGCGTCGTCGAGCTGGTCGACCAGCTGTCCGGATGGATGCCTAACGGCGACGCTGTCCCCGGAGAGTTCGAGTCGGTCCCCGCATACGTCATCCCGCTACGCACTCTCTAGGAGGCACACCATGTCCGGAGTCGGACACGTTCGGCGCAAGATCAACCTCAAGGTCGGACAGACCGCGTATCAATGCGAGATCACTAACGCGACGCTGACTCCGTCGACGACGGTCGCGACAGCTACGGCGCTCTGTGACAACGGCGTCGTGCAGGACACCGGTGTCCCGGTGTGGACACTCGACGTCGACTATCTGGTCGACCACAAGGCGACGTCTTTCTACCGATTCTTGATCGGCAACGCGGGACAGCTCGCCGACTACGAGTACGAGCCCGATCCGATCACGGCTCCCGGAGTGCTCTACAAGGGCAAGCTCCGAGTCACGCCGGGACCGGCCGGAGGCGAGGCAGGATCGTTCGAGTCCGGCTCGGTGTCGCTCCCGATCGAGGGGACACCGGAGATCACCGATCCCGTCGCACCAGCTCCGCCGGAGGAGTGAACCTCCGGCGCGGGAGCGGCTCGAGTGTCGGCTCGGCATACCTCGACATATCGACCGCTCCTGCAGAGTTCCGGCTCGCAGCTGTCGCGGCGTCGCAGCTCACGCCGGAGCTCCGCAAGCTCCTCAACCGGCGGGTCCGGGAGCGTGTCATTCCTCGAGCGATCCGCGCCTACTCGACCTCGAGCGGCTCGACGTCGACAGGCAACCGGCTCCCGTTCGTGACGGCTCGCAGCGTGAAGGTGACGCAGCGGTCCGGCATCGTGACCGGTCTCAAGTTCGGCGGAGCTAAGCGGCTCCGAGGAGGTCTCACGATCTCCGACGCGTTACGTCCGGTCGAGTTCGGATCGGCCGGTCGAGATTTCGTCGAGTACCGACGCGTGTCGGTCAGAGGGAAAGGGCATCCGGTGAGGCGCAGGACGACGACCGCGTTTGCTCCGCGTCGTCGAGCTGGTCGCGTGATCTGGCCGGTGACCTATGACAGCGTCGCGCCGATGGTGCTCACGACCTATACGCAGGCGGTCTATGAGCTGACGCGGGAGGGACTCGACTAATGGCCGGTAACCCTTCGATCACTGTCCGGATCGCAGCTAACGTCCGAGAGTTCCTCAAGGGCACAGACCAAGTCGAGGACGCACTCGAGGATCTCGCGGTCGAGTCCGGCGACACAGCTCGCGACGTCGAGTCCGACACCGAGCGGATCGAGCGTGCATTTCGTGACGCAGCTCGCAGCGTCAAGGTCTCGAGTGAGAAAGCGGGACGCGACGTCCGCGAGGGGTTCGGAGACTCGGCCGTCGACTCCGCTCGAGACGCTGGTCGAGAGACCGGATCCGAGTTCGCAGCGAACCTCTCGGAGTCCCTCGCGTCCGGTGATCTGTCCGCGATCGGGAAAGACACGGCCGCCGGTCTAGTCGCAGGGTTCGCCGGTATGGGCGGTCTGATCGGTGTCGCTTTGGCCGGTGCCGCGATCCCGATCGCGGCTTTCTTTGGCCGCGTGCAAAAGCAAGCGGAGGACGCCAAGGCCAACATTGACGCGATCTTTACGGCGCTCAAAGAAAGCGGAGGAGCTCTCACAGAGGCGTTCCGGGCGCAGGAGTTCGACCGGATTTGGAACGCCGATCCGAGCAAGTGGCAGAGCGTTTCTAACGCGATGCAGGACGCCGGGATCTCCGCCGGGACGATCCGAGACGCGGTCGTCGGTAGTGCTCCGGCCGTCGAGAAAGTCGCACGTCTGCAGGAGGGACTCCGCGCCAAGATCGACGCGCAGCGCGTCCTCCTCAACACGACGACCGGTCAGGAGAACGCACGCGCAGCTCGAGCTCTCGACACCTATGAGGCGCAGAGCAAAGCGGCGCAGGCGATCCTCGACCAGAGCGGTTACCTCAAGACGGGAAAGACGCTGTATGAGGACTATGCCGAGATCGCGGTCCGTGGCGCAGACGCCGAGAGGGAACGTGCCAAGCAACTACGCGACCAGCTCGAGACCCTCAAGGCGCTCAACCGTGAGGCAACTAAGGGATCCGCAGCGTCGGCGCGGATCCTCGAGGAGTCGGACAAAGCGGCTCGAGAGCTCCGGGGCATCCCCGGCGGCGGACGGAGGGACGGCTAATGCCGATCACGATCACGGCGACACCGGTCCCGGCGGAGCATGCGATCCGCCTCGAGATCGCCGGAGCTGGCACAGCTGGTCTCACGGTCGAGGCGACTCCGCTCGGCCGAGCTCCGTACACGGTCCGTCCGATCGGCTCGGCCGCGCCGACCGATCCCTACGTCCTGTCCGATTTCGCGGCTCCGTTCGGCGTCCCGATCACCTACCGCGTCACGGCCGCCGGAGGCTCGGCGCAAGCGATCGCACAGCTCGACGTCTCCGGCTGTGTCCTGTCCTCGACACGGCTCCCGTCGATCGCTGCAGCGGTCCGCGTCACGCGCGACGATCCTCACGAGTGGGAGGCACGCTCGGCATGGTTCGACGTGATCGGCCGTCCGGATCCGCTGGTCTCGACCGACGTCATGCGATACCGCGCCGGAGACCTCGAGCTTTACGTCCGAGGCAACGCAGCTCGAGCCGAGCTCCTCGAGCTGGTCACCAGCGGAGACCCGCTCCTCCTCCGCACCAGCGTCCCGGAGAACGTCGACGACGTCATCCTCCTCCCGCTCAACGCACGCGAGGAGCCGCTAGTCGACAACCGAGGCGGCCGCCTATTCACGATCCGCTATCAAGCGGTTACGCGGCCGCTCGGACCGTATGCCGGTCTCGCAGCTTGGACCTATGCCGATCTCCTGCAGCTGGTCTCGACCTATGACCAGCTCCTCGACGATTTCGCGACGTACGCGATCCTCGCTCTCGGCCCGGTCCCGGTTGACGCGTCGACCTCGAGCTCGCAGCGGATCGCGCTATGAGCCTCGCGATCCCGGCATGGTGCCGGACAGCGATCACCGAGACGCACCGGTCGAGCTGGTCGGCGCGGATCGTCTCGCCGACCGGGACCGAGGTCGAGCTCCCGATCACAGCTGGTCGGCTCCTGATCGACGCGGACCGCTATCCGCGTACGTCGGCCGAGGTCTCGGTCGGCGATCTGTCGCTAGTGCCGCGCCTCTCCTCCGACCCGCTCCTCCCGTTCGGCTCGGTCCTGCAGCTGGTCTACCGCCTCGAGTCGACGGCCGGTGACGTCGTCGAGCTCCGACCAGCTCCGGAGCTCCTGGTCGACTCGATCCGCGTCGATCGAGGATCCTCGGTCGGATTCCGGATCACAGCTGCAGACCGGTCGCTCGCTGTCGACACCGACGTCTATCCGGTGCCAACGTCGCTCCCGTCGACCTCGAGGACCGTCGAGTCCGCGATCGAGTACCTACTCAAGCGGACCCGCTCGACGTCGGTCCTCGACGTCGGTCCCGGTGTCGCAGGCTCGACACCGATCGGTGACGGCTACACGCTCGACGGCTCACCTTGGGCAGCGATCGAGGATCTCGCCGACACGGTCGAGGCGGAGTGTTTCGTCCTCCCGTCCGGCCGTTTCACGCTGCAGCTCCGACCCGCTGTCACAGCTCCCGTCGACCAGCTCCGCACCGGTCCCGGCGGAACGATCACCGACGCAGCGTCGACCGTCATCCGGGGATATAACCGAGTCCTCCTGACGTACCGAGACGCGGCCGGACGGACGATCCTCGGCCGGTGGGCGGACACGTCGAGCGGTCCGCTCCGAGTGTCCGGTCCCTACGGCCGCGTGACGCTGGCAGAGCCTCGCGATCGCGTCGCGTCGCAAGCTCAAGCGGACGCAGCGGCAGCGCGGCTCGCTCGAGCTGTCGCAGGACGTGTCCGAGACGTCGAGCTGCAGGCGGTTGGCGCTCCGTGGCTCCTGCCCGGTGACACGGTCGGCGTCGTCCTGCCAACCGGCTCCGACGATCTAGTCCTGACAGCGGTCGAGCACGACCTGACCGGGCTCGGCTCCTCCAGCTACCGATTTCGGACCGACACGTTAGGACCGATCTAATGCGCCGAGCTCCTCTCCGCGTCCTCGCTGGTCGCGTCACAGCTCACGTCGGCGACCGTGTCACGGTCGAGCTGGCGACCGACGTCGACACCGGTGAGACCCTCGAGGTCGAGGCGCAGCATTTGTCCGCACCGGCGGACGGTCAGACCAGCTACGTTTCATCCGGACCGGACGGAGCGGTCAATCTGTCGACTCCGACCGGCGGTCCCGGCGGCGAGATCACGGTCCGATTCGACACCTATGACGAGCTCCTCGCGGGGATCGTCGTGCAACCGAGCTAGGAGGCTCACGTCATGCCAGAGACACCGGGCGGATTTCCGTTCCCTGCAGGGTCCGATCGACCAGACGTCGTGCGCGACATTCGAGCTCTCGCCGAGGAGGTCGACGTCCGCCTCGGCTCGCAACGCATTTGGGCGACCAATATCTCGATCGTCGTCAATAACTCGACGATGGGGACGGCGCAGACGATTAACTACGCGGCCGCCGGATTCACGAGCAACCCTCGGATCATGATTCAGCCTGTCGGCACCAGCGGATATATCGGCATTAGTCCGAGCACGCCCGGTCTGCAGACGGCGTCGATCAACGTGCGTCACGTCGACGGGACGGTGGGCTCGACCAATATCCCGGTGCATGTTCTGGTGATCGGCTCATGACCGAGACCGCGCCGGACGTCTATCCGCAGGACGACGACTCGATCCCGGACGTCGATCTCCCGGACGACGCGTGGCAGAGCGACGCCGAGTGTCCGCAGCTCGAGGTCTCACCGTGAGGACGGCCGCCGGATCCGTCGCATGGATGCGCGACCAGCGCGACCGAGGCGTGACCGGATGGAACGGTCTGTGCCTCCGTGCCTCGCGTACGTCATGGGGTCTGCCCGGTGGATGGAACTCGGCTAACGATTGGTGGGCGGCGTGTCCTCCGGAGCATCGGCGCAGCTGGTCGACAGCTCCTCCGCTCGGCGCACCGGTCTATTGGCGCACGTCCTCACCTTGGGGACACGTCGCGATCTCGGACGGTCTCGGCGGAGTGTGGGGAACGGACCTCCCCAATAGCGACCGGATCGGTCTAGTCCCGATCGGAGAGGTCCGTCGTCGATGGGGTGCAACGGAGGTCGGTTGGGCAACATGGCTCAACGGACAAGTGCTCCCGCTCGATCTGTCGAGCGGGTCTAGCGGAGGCTCGAGCTCGAGCTCCGGGGATGAGGTCGGCATGGATTACGCAGAGGTGACGCGACGCGCGGCACAGCGGGTCGGCTCCGATTGGGCGTGGCTAACGCTCGATAACGACGTGCGGAACACGTCCGGAGTGCATTTCCGCGACGGGATCTGGTCGCTCGCTAATCGTCGATTTGATCTGTCGACGTCGCTCACGCTCACGACGCCGGACGGCGGAGCCGCTCGAGTGTCCGTGCAGGCGTGCGTCGTCGACAACTCCGGCCGCGTCACGCTCGGCTATCCGCAGCAATCGTTTGACGTCGGCGCGGGATCGGTCTCGGCGCGTCACGCGTACCTGTCCGGATTCTGCAGCGCGGACCGGCGGGTCCGGATCCGCGTCCGGTCCCTCGACCGGCCGTGCGACGTCATGCCGTACGTCGTCGCGCGTCGGTTCGCGTGAAAGTGCCGGGAGCGGAGACGTTCGCCCGGTGGCCGCTCCTCCTCGCAGGCGTGACGCTGGTCTCGGCCGGAGTCGTCCTCGACCTCGAGACGCAGGCTCCGGTCGCGTTCGGCCTATGGGCGCTCGCCTCGGCCGCGTTCGGCGGTTTCATGTATGCCGAGGGTGCTCGGCATCGCGATTGGCTCGACGCGCACGACCAGCTCGACGACGCGCCGAGGGCCGAGGAGAGGGCGGAGGACGGACCGGTCGATCCGTGAGGGTGCTAACGTCTGACGTGCAGGAGCCGCTCGAGACCGAGAGCGGCTCCGCTGACCAAGGCAGGAGCCGCTCTCATGGCACAACCTAACGGACGACCGGACGTCGTCGTCATTCCGTGCGCGGGTCGCAAGCTCGAGCGTCGTGCAGCTGCACGCGATCTCTACAGCCCGTCGCAGTATTTCCGCGCATGCCTCGCCTACGCCGAGTCCACCGGCGCACGCGTCCTGATTCTGTCCGCGCTGCACGGTCTGATCGAGCTCGAGGAGGAGCTCGCCCCGTATGAGCTCCGTATGGGCGCTCCCGGAGCTGTCGACAGCTTTCCTGCACTCCTACGGGCGCAGGCTCGCGTCCTGCAGCTGCACGACGCCGAGTCCGTGCAGCTGGTCGGCGGCCGCGACTACGTCGCAGCTGCACGCGCGGTCTGGCCGGACGCGACGTCGCTATTCGACGACCTCGAGCACGGTCGGCGCGGCATCGGCTACCAGCTCGGTTACCTCAAGGCTCTGACAGCGACGGAGGCGGCCGCATGAGCTCGACGACGCTCCGCCTAGTCGGAGATTGCGAGTACGCGTCCGGGACGCCGGAGCTGGTCGATTGCAAGGCACCAGCTCGAGCGTCGATGCCGATCCTCGGTGTCGAGACCTTTGTCTGCCTCGAGCATCTGCCGCGCCTCGAGGCGCTCGCAGCGGCTCTCGCTGCAGCTCCGGCCGTCCTGACCGAGATCGACTGTCCGCCTAACGCGGCGCACGCGGGAACGGTCGCATGGTGCCTCGAGGAGCAAGGCAACGCGTGTCCGATCTGTGGGCGGTTCGCATGAGCACTCGATACGTCGTCCGAGCGGTCCGATTCGGTCTCTATCCGTTCGTCGTCGTCGACTCGACCCGCGACTCGATCGTCTCGGCTCACCGCGACGCCGAGGACGCAGACGATCACGCGGCCGAGCTCAACCGGGGCGCAGCATGAGGACCGCTCTAGTCCTCCTCGCGGCCGTCGCTGTGCTGTGTCTGGCGCTCGGTCCTGCACAGATCGCGCCGAGACTGTGACGCGGCGTCGTGCAGCTCGACCTCGAGGAGCTGGTCTGTACGTCGCTCTCGGCGTCGACGCCGGTCGCGTCTCGGCTCACGTCGTCGACTCGACGACGCACCGGTCCCTCTGTGGACTCGACGTCGAGTCCCCTGCACTCGATCCGCTGTCACGCGTGACGTGCGGACGCTGTCTCCGGCTAGTCCGGCTCCTCGCAGCTCGAGGAGGCAAGTAGCTCGACCAGCTCGACCAGCTCGACCCGTCCTGCAGCGGTCCTGCAGGCGGCGGGAGGATCCGGTTAGACCGCGAGGGCGGTCGCGTTCGGCTCCCGGCGATTGGCCGTTAGAGGGCCGGTAGACACCTATTCACGATGCAGCGACCGTCGACCGCCTAGCTCGGCCCGGTCGACAAGTGTCTCGGCGCACGGACGTCCGAGGGTCGCTGCAGCATCCCGTCGAGGGGACCAGCTGGTCCCGGAGCACGTCGACGCACGGTCCGTCCGCACCGGCATATCGACACAGCTCCTCGCCCCTGTGGGGTAGGGAGCTGTCTCCACCGGTCGAGCCGCTCGGCATGCATGACAGACACCGACGCTCCGCGTAGCCTCCGGAGCATGCCGAGCAAGGATCGAGACCGGGGCGCACGATGGAAGCGACTACGCGAGGCGGTCCT